TGAAATCGGCGGTCTGTTGCTTTGCCGCGTCCCTAGCGAGTTCATGGAGCAGCGCAGTCAGTACTACGCCAACCAAAACCGTTCTCAGGTCGAGTCGGTGGACAACAATTTCATGCGTGAGAATGATCCTCGGATGCCTCTTTTCGCTGAGAAGAAGTCCAAGGTCACTTTCGGTTCCGGTTCTTAATCTTTGGAGTCACAAATGGCTTACCCTGTTGTTGACGCCCCGTACGGTTTCAAACCCATCAATCGACTAGATGGGCTTCCCTACGCGGGGGCAATTCGTCAAATCCCCATCGCTAACGCGTACAACCAGAACATCTTCTACGGTGATATCGTTCAGATTTCTGCTACTGGTACCGTTGTGCGTTCGTCCATGAGCGCCGCTTCTAGCCCCGGTACTCCCGTGGCCGGTACGATTGGTGTGTTCATGGGTTGTTCTTACACCAACCCCTCGACTGGTCAGAAGCTGTTCTCGCAGTTTTACCCGGCCAGCACCGCTGCAAACGACATCCTGGCGTTTGTGGTGGATGACCCCCGTGCACTGTTCAAGGCTGTCGTGACCACTCAGGGCACGTCGCTGGCCAACACGAGCACGACCGTGGGCTTCCTGAACCAGTACTACGTCGGTTCCAACCTGTACATGGTTGGTGGCGCAGGCGGCGTGACGGGCAGCACGACCACGGGCGATAGCAAGCAGTCGGTGTCTGGCGGTGTCATTACCTCCGGTACGTCTGGCGCTGGTGATCGCGTGGTGTCGGCTCTGCCGTTCCGTATGGTTGGCGTTGTGCCTGAGACTGCTGTGACCCTGTCGGGCACCGGCAGCACCTCTGGTTCGTCTGCTACGGTGACGCTGACCGCTGCTGTGTCGGGTTTGGCTCCCGGCATGCAGTTGATTTGCCCGACTGGCACTGGCACTCTGGCTGGTAACTATGCAACCGTGATCAACGTGGCTACCACCACGCTGACCCTGAATGCAGCCGTTACTCTGGCCTCTGGGTCTGCTCTGTCGTTTGTTGGCTTCCCTGAAGTGTTGGTGGCTTGGAACGGCAACTTCCATAGCTATAACAACACCACCGGCATCTAAGGAGTAATTCAAAATGGCAATTTCTCGTGCCCAGCTACTGAAAGAACTCCTGCCGGGTCTGAACGCTCTGTTCGGCATGGAGTACGCTCGCTACGGCGAAGAACACAAGGAAATCTACGAAACGGAGACTTCCGAGCGTTCGTTCGAAGAGGAAACCAAGCTCTCTGGCTTCTCGGCAGCGCCGGTCAAGCCTGAAGGCCAGTCGATCTCTTACGATAATGCCCAAGAAGCGTGGTCTACCCGCTACAACCACGAAACCATTGCTCTGGGTTTCTCGATCACCGAAGAGGCGATTGAAGACAACCTGTATGACAGCCTCTCGGCTCGTTATACCAAGGCTCTGGCTCGTGCTATGTCCTACACCAAGCAGGTGAAGGCTGCTGCTGTGCTGAACCAAGGCTTCAACAGCGCCTATGTTGGTGGTGACGGCGTTTCGCTGTTCTCCTCCGCTCACCCCCTGGTGTCCGGTGGCACCAACAGCAACACGCCCGCTGTGCAGGCTGACCTGAACGAGACTTCCCTGGAAGCCGCCGTTATTCAGATCGCTGCTTGGACGGACGAACGTGGTCTGCTGATTGCTGCCAAGCCCAAGAAGCTGATTGTTCCCCCGGCCCTGATGTTCCAAGCCAAGCGTCTGCTTGACACGGAACTGCGTGTGGCTACTGCTGACAACGACATCAACGCGTTGAAGCAGATGGGTGCAATCCCCGAGGGCTACACGGTCAACCACTTCTTGACCGACAGCAATGCGTGGTTCCTGACCACGGACGTACCCAACGGTATGAAGCACTTTGTCCGTATGCCCCTGGCAAATTCAATGGACGGGGATTTTGACACGGGCAACGTTCGCTATAAGGCTCGTGAGCGTTATAGCTTCGGCTGGTCGGATCCGTTGGGCATGTTCGGTTCGTCTGGTTCGTCCTAAAGCCTAACAAAATCAAGCCTTCTGGCCTGATTGGGAGCCCGCTTCGGCGGGCTTTTTCTTTGCCTGTTGACTTCTGGCTCTGACCATGTATCATTACCCGTGTCATAACCAAGGAGCTAACATGGACACTGCCAACCTGCCCAAGACCCGTGCCGAAGCCAAAGCCACGGGGGCCAAGTACTACTTCACCGGGGAGCCATGCAAGCATGGCCACATCGCCCCGCGCAAGACCAAGGGGGCCTGCGTCGAGTGCCTAAAGGTGGAGTGGGAGAAGGGCAACCAGACTCGCGCAGAATATTTCCGTCAGTACAACCAGTCCGAAGCGGGGCAGAAAGCCAAGCGCGAGTACTACGAACGCAATAGGGAAGCGGTGGTTGCCCGTGCTCAGGCTAGGTCGGACGCGGCAAAGAATGCCTACAAGCAGAAATACAAAGAGGCCAACCCGGACATGTACAAGGAGATGGTCAGTCTGCGCCGTAGGCGGTTTCGTCAGGCCACCCCTAAGTGGTTGACTGCGGAACAACGCATGGAGATCCGCTTGAAGTACCGGCTTGCGATTGAACTCAGTCGTGCCACAGGTATTCGCCACGCGGTAGACCATATCGTTCCGCTTCAAGGCGAAGAGGTTTGCGGGTTGCACGTGTCGTGGAATCTACAGGTAATCCCTCAAGCGGAGAATCTCAAGAAGTCAAACAAACTCGTTGACGCCCCGCAAACCCCGTGATACAACTACGCAAGTCCCAAGATTCCAACCTGCTTGCTGACCGGCTTGGCGGACTGACCTCACAGACAGCAAGCGCAATTGAGGAGCCATCATGGCGAATACGACCTTCAATGGACCAGTCCGGTCTGAGAACGGCTTTCAAGACATTTCCATCAACAGCAGCACTGGCGCTGTAACCGTTGATGCGACTTTTGGCGCTAATACCACAGTTTCTACGTTGTCGGCTACCACGGTTACTGCGGCTTCTGTTTCTGCCACGGGCAATGTGACGGCTGACAGCGGCACGGCCCCCGCAGCAGGCGGTATGTCAGCGTTTCTGATGTCCTCCACCGCAAACTTGGGCGTCTTTGTTGGCTCCGGTGCTCCCACCGTGACGGCTGCTCAGGGTTCGCTTTACCTGCGTACTGACGGCACCACCACCAACGACCGCATCTATGTGCGCGGCGCGTCTGCTTGGATTGCCATCACCACCGCTACCTAATAGGAGCGCATCATGGCGATGCAATATGACGTAAAAAGTGCCTATACCGCAAGCGATGCGGCTATGGTTACTTATCGTGTGCGTCTCAAAGGCGCATATGTATCAGTGACCACGGGGGGCACAAACCCGATTGTCTTTTACGACAACGCGTCTGCTGCTTCAGGCAATGTGCTTCTGAGGTTGGGCGTCACGGCGTTGGGATGCCATACCGTCGTGATTCCTGGCGAGGGCATCTTGGCTGAAAACGGTATTTTTTGCGATACCGGCGACGCCGCTTCGGTAACGATCTTCTATGGCTAAGACCCCGGCATGGCAGCGCAAGGAAGGAAAGAACCCCAAGGGCGGCTTGAACGCCAAGGGGCGAGCCTCCTACAACGCCGCGAATCCGGGGAAGCCTGGATTGAAAGCGCCTCAGCCGGAAGGCGGTCCACGCCGCGACTCTTTTTGCAAAAGAATGACCGGCATGAAAAAGAAGTTGACGAGCGAAAAAACCGCAAACGATCCGAATTCGAGGATTAACAAATCTTTGCGGGCGTGGAAGTGCTGAAATGCCAAGCAAAAGCAAAGCTCAACACAATTTGATGGCGATGGTGGCCAACAACCCCGCCGCTGCCAAGCGTGTGGGTATTCCTCAGTCCGTGGGCGAGGAATACATGAAGGCAGACAAGGGTAAGAAGTTTGGTTCGGGTGGGACTCGCGCCGATCTTCAGTCAATCAACAAACCCAAAGTCCATCGGGGCAAGATGGAACTCTTTGCAAAAGGTGGCGAAATGGCTGAGTCCAAGAAGATGGTTAAGAAAGAAATCGGCTTCATGAAAAAGGCCGGTGCTCCCAAGTCCATGATCAAACATGAGGAATCCGAAATGAAGGGTATGAAGAAGATGGCTATGGGCGGTTCTGCTGGTAACGGCATTACCAAGGCCAAGATGGGTACCGTGCGTACGGCTGCTCCGAGCCGCGATGGCGTGGCTACCAAGGGCAAGACCAAGGGCACGCAGGTCAAGATGGCTGGTAGTAAGCCCCTGGGCATGAAGCGCGGCGGCAGTTGCTAACTCGTTTCTCGTAGGAGAACATCATGGCAAGGCGTGACAGAAACGCAGCATTGGCAGGGCTTGCGGCCCTTGGGGCGTTGATGTACGCCCGCAAGCGTAGGGAAAAAGGCGAGGAAAAGGATGTCGAAGAGGTAAAACCTGTTCGTACAACTACCGCTCCCAAGGACGAAGGCTTCAAGACTCTTGAAGATGCTCCTCAGAGCGAAAAAGGTCCGATGGCCCCCGCCCCTGCGGCTTCGCGTTCTTTGGCTCCCAAACCCGCTACCCCCGCTGCCCCCGCTGCTCCTACAGGTGCAGGCGCAGGACGTGGGATGATGGCTGGCCCAACCGCTGCTCAATTGGCTCAGGCCGCAATGGGCGCAGGTGGTGGTCGCGGTGGAGTCGGTGGACCGAAGATCGGTGAGCGTGAAGCCTATCAAGCAGCAATGCGTCCCACCGCTGGTGATATTCGTAAAGCGGATATTGCAGCGGAGCAGAAGCAACTCGCTGAACGTCAAAAGCGTTTGGGGACCCCCGGCTCTGATGCGGTTGAACAAGACATTGACGTCTTGTCTCCTATTCCGGGTCTTGGCCGCGCCCAGCGTGGTGCGCAGGCGGCGTCGCGTGCCCTTACCACCAAGGCTCCTGGCTTTAGTGAACTGACCTTTTTGGGTAAGTCGCAGCCTAAGAACATCACGCCTCCTCGCCAAATTGGCGCCACTGAAAAGCCTCTTTTGGAAGGCCCGAAGTCGGCGGAACGCGTGGGCATGAAGTCTCCGCCCAAAGAACTGCCCCCTGGCATGACGGCTCAAGACCGCATGCGTGAAATGAAGATGGGGCGCTATCGTGACGACTTTGATATGCCGCTGAAGAAGGGCGGCAAGGCCAAAGTCAAGAAGATGGCGTCAGGCGGTATGGCCCGTTCCTCGTCCGCTTCTTCGCGTGGTGACGGTATCGCCAAGCGCGGCAAAACTCGTGGAAAGATGTACTGATCATGGCTGACAAAATTTTCACCGCAGAAATGCTGGAGAAGTTTGGTGGCAAGATGAAGGCACCTCCGGCTGACATGGAGAAAGTGCCCAAGGTCAAGCCTGAGCCCAAAAAGCCGCCTTCAATCCCCAAGGGTGTGAAGATTGGCCCGGAGCCTTTGAATTTCCCGTTGGAGCCGGATCAGTCGGCGGATAAACCGGCGACCCCGGTCAAAAAGGCTGGCGGCGGTTCTGCTTCTTCCCGTGCTGATGGTTGCTGCGAACGTGGCAAGACCCGTGGCAAGATGGTAACGATGGGGTGAAATCATGATGGCAAGTCGCGGAATGGGGATCATCAATCCCAGCAAAATGCCCAGTGGTAAGCGCAAGGCTCGCCGCGATGACACCGATTTCACCCAGTACGCCGAGGGCGGGCAAACCAAGTCCAAGGTAAACGAGGCAGGCAACTACACCAAGCCGGGTATGCGCAAGTCGCTCTTTGAGAAGATCAAGGGGCAGGCTGTTCAGGGTACTGCGGCGGGGCAGTGGAGCGCGAGAAAAGCGCAGCTTCTGGCCAAGCAGTACAAGGCTAAGGGCGGTTCGTACCGTGACTAATCTTCTTTCTCCAAGGCATAAGCCAACTTGTTTTATCTACGACAACGGGCCGTGTGATTGTGGCGTCGAGCACTACATGACCGACGAAGAGATTAACGACGAGTTGTTTGATAAGGAGATGGCGGATGAAAAAGCCCCAACAGTCGCTGAAGAACTGGACTGACCAGAAGTGGAGGACAAAAAGTGGTAAACGATCTTCTGACACGGGTGAAAGGTATCTTCCAGAAGCTGCGATCAAAAGTCTTTCCCCCCAAGAATACGCAGCCTCAACCCGAGCAAAACGAGCAGGCAAAGCCTCCGGCAAACAATTCGTAGCCCAGCCTAAAGCCATAGCCAAGAAGACAGCGAGATTCAGATGACTACTTCTGGCGTCGCCACATTCAACCTTGATCTGAACGAGATCGTCGAGGAGGCATTTGAGCGTGCGGGCGGTGAACTTCGTACTGGATATGATCTTCGTACTGCTCGTCGCAGTCTCAATTTGTTGTTTGCTGATTGGGCTAACCGTGGCGTCAACATGTGGACGTTTGAGCAAGACGTCATTACGCTGGTTACGGGACAGCCGACTTACGCGCTGCCGGACGATACGGTAGACCTGCTGGAGCATGTGATCCGTACAAACGCCGGATTACAAAACAATCAGGCTGACCTGACGATTACCCGGATTAGTATTTCTACGTACGCCACAATCCCCAACAAGTTGATTCAGGGACGTCCGATCCAAGTTTATGTTCAGCGTTTGACTGCGCAGGAAAGCTTGATGGGGGTCACGGTTGCATCGCCCGGTTGCAACAGCACTGTTACGACTATTCCCGTTTCGTCAGTCAACAACATCCCTAATGCTGGATTTGTACGGATTGGTACGGAACTGATCTTCTACAACGAGTTCACACCTGCTTCTGGGGGCAACCCTGCTACGTTGAACAACTGCTGCCGTGGACAAGGCGGCACAACGGCGGCGAGTCATGCAAACGGTGACGCGATCTATCTGTCGCAGAAGAACAGCGTGACGGTGTGGCCCACGCCTGATCCGGGCACGAGCTATCAGTTCGTCTACTGGAGGCTGCGTCGGATGCAGGATGCTTCGGGTGGCATCAAGAACTTTGACGTGCCGTTTCGTTTCCTCCCCTGCCTTGCTGCGGGGCTGGCGTACTATCTTGCGTTGAAGATTCCTGGCGGGGCAGATCGCCTGCCCGTACTCAAGCAACAGTATGATGAGGCTTGGGATTTGGCGGCTCAGGAAGACCGCGAGAAGGCAGCAATCCGGTTCGTGCCCCGTCAGCAATTCATCGGGAGTACGGTGTAAATGGGAAATAGGTTCGCATCAGGCAAGAACGCGATTGCCCAGTGCGACCGCTGCAACTTCCGTTTCAAGCTCAAAGTTCTTCGCCGGGAGATCATCAAGACCAAGAACTACAACCTCTTGGTCTGTCCACAATGCTGGGACCCCGACCATCCGCAGTTGCAACTGGGTATGTACCCGGTTGATGACCCGCAAGGCATCCGTGACCCCCGTCCTGACATCTCTTACTATCAAGGCGGAAACACAGGGCTTCAAGTGGTCAACACCACGGCTACGACTTTGGATGGGGTCGGATTTCCGTCTGAAGGCAGTCGGGACTTCCAGTGGGGATGGAACCCGGTTGGCGGATCACGTGCAAATGATGACGGTTTGACGCCCAACTACTTGGTGTTGACGATTCAGATTGGTACAGTCACGATAGTGACAACATAGGAGCGAAACATGGCTACCATGAAAGACATGCTGAAAAAGCACATGGCTAAGGGCAAAGGTGCACACCCTGATCCCGCCGTAAAAGGAATGCGTGCTGGTGGCAAGACCAACAGCGACATGCTCAAGATGGGGCGCAATCTGGCCAAGGTTGCTAACCAAAAGTCTCCTGGCCGTAAGCAGCGGGGTGTGTGATGGCGACTTACAAGACTCCCAAAAAAGTTGCTTCTGTCACTGTTGGCGAAGAAGACAACAAGAAATACTTGCGTGAAGCCAACGTATCGGTGGCCAATACGCGTAGTGGTGAATACAAGCCGACCAAAACAACTGGCATCAAAATTCGCGGCACTGGTTGCGCTACCAAAGGCACGATGGCCAGGGGGCCGATGGCGTGAACTACACGCAGTTGTCGGACGCGATTGTCGCGTACACGGAAAACCCAAGCAGCGATTTTGCTGCTCAGATACCTGTCTTCGTCCAACAGGCGGAGCAGCGTATCTATAACTCCGTGCAATTTCCGTCGCTGCGTAAGAACGTTACCGGCTTTACCACGGCCAACAATAAGTATCTTCAGTGCCCGTCAGATTTCTTGTCGGTGTACTCGATGGCAGCAATCGACGCCACGGGAGCGTATGAGTATCTGCTCAATAAGGATGTGAACTTTATCCGGCAGGCGTACCCGAATCCAAGCGACGACAAAGCTATCCCCCGGTACTACGCCATCTTCGGTCCTCGGTCAGACAACGAAGATGAGTTGGCTTTTATTCTTGGCCCCACGCCGGATGCGTCGTACGAAATTGAGTTGCACTATTACTACTACCCTGAATCCATTACGGTAGCAGCTAATGGGCGCACATGGCTCGGTGACAATTTCGACTCTGTGCTCTTCTATGGAGCACTTGTTGAAGCGGCGACCTACATGAAACAAGAAGCCGACCTAGTTGCTTTGTACAATCAAAAGTACTCGGAGGCACTTACCCTTGCCAAGCGGCTGGGAGATGGTCTGGAGCGCAGCGATGCATATCGCAGTGGTCAATCGCGTCTGGCCCCGCTGCCGCAGAATAACGGGGTCAAGTAATGCCCATCGAGCAAGGCGCGACCAATCAGTTCAAGGTGGGCTTGGCCTCTAGTCAGTTCAACTTCAGCACTGACACGTTTAAGATGGCGCTTTATACGGGCGCGGCAAACATTGGCCCGACTACGTTGTCTTACACCACAACAGGCGAAACAAGTGGTACAGGCTACGTAGCGGGCGGTAAAACGCTGACAGTATCGGTGCAACCGACTATTGGTCCAAACCTCAACGACAAGATTGCTTACCTGTCATTTGACAATGTAACGTGGAATCCCGCCGCATTTACATGCCGAGGTGCCATTATTTACAAAGCTGACGGGGTAACTAATCCAACAGTTTGTATTCTCGATTTTGGGGCGGACAAGACTGCCACCACATCGTTCCAAGTGCAGTTCCCAACTGCTAACAACACCAACGCAATTATCCGTATTGCATAGGAGTCTTAAATGAGCATCGAAAAGGCCAAGGCCACTGACATCGTTGGCGGTGGGCTGATTGCAAACACCGGATCGTCCGAAGGCGCAAAGGCCACGGGCAAGTACACCGTTGAGTGCTACGACAAGGATGGCAACCTCAAGTGGGTTGCTCAGACGCCTAACCTCGTGGTCAACGTCGGTCTTCAGTACATGGCAGGTTCTGCCCTGACCTCGACTGCTCAGATCACCACGTGGTATCTGGGCTTGTATGGCTCGGGCGCAACCAACAGCCCCGCTGCCGGAGACACCATGTCTTCGCACATCGGTTGGATCT